AAATTCGAACTCTTGCAGAGACCAACGACGGGATCGGGAAATTATTTATTGCTCCAGGCAAAGTCGTTCCAGAAGGGTATAGAAAACTTGGCGACGAGGGTAATCTTCAACTTGGTGCGACGGACGGTTTTGAGAATTTTGCAAAAGCAGATTACGGGTCACTTGAAGGATTCCATGTTCCTGAAAGAATTTGGAAAGACTTAACTAAAGCTGTTACTAGCGATCACGGTCCGTTATTGAGTACATTAAAAGCGGCATACACTGGGTTGATTCGTGCTAAAGGTTTTACTCAGTATGGTAAAACTGTATTGTCTCCAATCACTCAAATACGGAACGTCACTTCAGCCGCTTTGTTTGCACTCGCGCAAGGAAACGTTGGCAAGGGAGCCAATTTATTTGAGTCTATCCGACTTGTTATAGATGATATTAAAAAATTAACTCCCGACGCACAACTCAAAGAATTGAAAGAACTTCAATCTTTGGGTGTTGTTGGTACACAAGCAGAACTTCAAGAAATCCGCCGTTTGATAAACAAGGGTACTGCGGTTAGTCGTTTTTCTGAAGGAGGCTCACAAGTTGGGAGAGGCTTCGCAGAAAAGCTTTCTCAATCTAGAGGTGGAGATTTTTTACTAAGTGCTGGTAAAAAAATTAAAGGATTCACTGGAAGGGCTGAAGACTTGTATCAAGGTGGTGACGACATCTGGAAGATATACAATTTTAAATTTGAACAAGCTAAATTAAAAAACGCTCTTAGGGGTATGGGCGACGAGGCAGCGGGCAAGTACGTTACAAGTAAAGGTTTTAATAATGTAGATGACTTTATTAAAGCGGAAGCCGCTGACATTGTTAGAAACAATGTTCCCAATTATAACTTGGCTCCTGAATTTATTCGTAGTCTTCGAGTGCTACCTATAGGAAATTTTATTGCATTCCCATATGAGATCATTCGCACTGGAACAAATACAGTAACCCGTGGTCTCAAAGAACTGGCTTCAGAGATTCCTGACATTCAAAAAATTGGACTACGCCGTTTGATGGGAGCCTCAACAACCTACGTCGGCTTTCCGATGGCGCTATCTGAGTTAGCTTACTCTTTGAGCGGTGTATCTGAAGATGAAATAAAAGCTTATCAACGTTCTCTTGGAGCGCCTTGGGAAAAAAACGCTCGATTAATACCGACAGGAAGAGACAAGGACGGCCTTCCAACATACATTAATTACAGTTATACAAATCCTTATGACATGCTTGGTGGCTTTATTAATGGTGCAATAAATAAATTTACTGAAGCTCAGAGCTTAGGAAAGGACACAAGTGTTGCCGTTGCCGAAGCAGGATGGGAAGCATTGTCTGAATTAGTTAGTCCTTTTACAGAAGAGTCGATTGCTTTTGCTGCTTTGCGAGATGTTCTGCCTACCGATAAATTTGGAAGGGGCGGCCAGACTGTCACAGGCTCTATTATTTACAAGGATAGAGAATCTTTAGGTGATAAAATTGCAAAAGGGTTTACACATGTTGTCGGGACTATGTTGCCTACATCAGCCACACCGTTTGATGTTCGTGGAGGGGAAATACAAGTTGGTAGATTTACTCGTTCTTTAGTTTCAGCTACTGGTCTTAATGATGTTACAGGAATCTCTCCACTAGATAGGCAAAAGAGAGAGAGGCAGTTAGCAGGTGAATTAGTTCGAGCGTTTACTGGGGTTACAGAAAGTACAATGGCCCCTGAGCAAGGTATAAAGTTTAAAGGATATGAGTTTAGTCAAGCTAGACGAAGTACAGCGGGTATATTTAATCGTATTGCTAGGCGGGGTAACTTAAATAGCAGTGATGAGATTCTTGATGCATTTAACAAGGCTAATGAAGCTAAGTTTCGAGTTAGTAACGAATTCTATAAAAACATTGAAGATTTCCGAACCATTGGTATGAGCGATAGGGCTATTAAAAAAGTTTTAAAAGAAGCCGGAGTTGGCGGCTTTAAAGATTTAATGCGTGGGAAATATGACCCTTTTAATATTGCAAAGTTTGTAGAAAAAGAAATGCGTAGAAACGATACTTGGAACCTAGTACCTAAGTCTGAAATTCGTGCCATCCAAAGAGAACAAAGACGCCGAAAATTTGGTGAAGTTGAAGAGCCTGTTGTTGCTCCTGCACAAGCAGCCGCTCCTGTTGCTCCTTTCACTCCTGTTGCTCCTTTCACTCCTGTTGCTCCTGCACAAGCAGCCGCTCCTGTTGCTCCTGTTGCTCCTGTTGCTCCTTTCACTCCTGTTGCTCCTGCACAAGCAGCCGCTCCTGTTGCTCCTGCACAAGCGAACGCCCCAGTTTCTCCAATACTCGTACCTAATCCAGTAACCCGTGCCACTTTTGGGAGTAGATGACAATGGATAAGCAAAGATTGTTTCAACAACTCCGTCTTCATGAAGGCGTCGAAAAATTTCCGTATCAATGTACCGCTGGTTATTTAACTATCGGCGTAGGAAGGAACATCGAAGAACGCGGTCTCTCAGACGATGAGATTGATTTTATCCTTGATAATGATATTAAAATTGTAATGAACGAAGTATCTGACACCTTCGATTGGTTTTTTGATCTAACGGAAATTCGACAACGAGTTGTTGCAGACATGATATTTAATATGGGGCTGCCAAGATTCAAACAGTTTAAGAAAATGATTGCTGCATTAGAAGACGGTGCGTGGTCCGAGGCTGCAGATCAAATGTTAGACAGCAAGTGGGCCGATCAAACTGGCGCTCGAGCAGATCGTCTCTCGTTAATGATGAGAGACGACGAGGACTCTTCTGACTTTTAAAAATGAAGTCAACCCAGCGAGAGGCTGGGCGTATTGGAGAAATGATCTGTCTTTTAAGAATGTCCAAGATGGGCATAGAAGCAGAGATTGTAAACCTAGGTACGTCAGACATCATTGCATTTGCTTACGATAAGGTCTGGCGAATACAGGTCAAGTCAAGCAACATCAAAGCCAACGGGAAAAGCGTAAGAGCCCTGGGGTATCAGTTTTGTGTTGCTAAGGGCAGTCAAAAAAAACAATCTTTGTCCTTACATGACTGTGACATCGTAGCTCTCGTAGCAATACCTCAAGAGCGAGTGATGTTTCAACCCGTTCATCTTTTTGCTGGTGTTAAAACTCAACGATACAAAGCACACAGATTTAATAACTTGACTCTTGAAACAGACACCTGGATCAGTTGCATGAAAGAATATGGGATCAACCCACCTCCCCCCAATTCATGCCTAGTTCTTGATCCACCTTACTCGGAACTCTAAGATCTACGCAGGTCTCCATAATCTCCTTGATCCGTGAAGCTTGGTCCTCGGAACTTATAGAAAAACACAGTTCATCATGAACTGTTAACAGAGGGATAAGCCCTTCTGCGTAACAATCCGCCATTGCTTTCTTTGTTTGATCGGCAGCAGATCCTTGGATTAATTTATTTAGAGCTTTGTATGTGAAGGCACGGCGGATGCCAGGACCATATTCTTTGATAGCTTCTTGGTGTGGCAGAGGTTTATTGTATCCAAAACTATTAGGCTCCCACAGATCGAACCGGCATTTACGCCCTAGCAATGTTCTTACCTGTCCATTAGTTGATGCCGCTGTAGATACCCTGTCTGCCAAACCTTTTACAAAAGGAACCTTCTCATGATAAGTGTTAAGAAGATCCTTGGCCTCTTCTTTTGAGACATCAAGAGTTGTTGCTAATTTACCTTGACCCATCCCGTACATGATGCCTAGGTTCACGGTCTTTGCTTCCTTCCGACCAATGCCCGCCATGTCTGCAACCATCTGGTGAAAGTCCACGTCACCCTCTCGGTAAGCGCCCACAACTGCATCAACCTTATCGTTTTTATTCTTGTCTGAAAGAATTGAACAGTAGTGGATCAGTAGTCTAGGTTCTTGAGATGAGTAATCGAAAGACCCCCACTTCTCGCCCTCTTCTGGGACAAACAATCCTCGGATCAAAGACTTAATTTCTGGATCTCTTGCAGGGATTTGTTGAAGGTTAGGATTTGAAGAACTAAATCTACCGGTCACTGTGCCACCGTCATCTGACCGTAGCTGATTAAATTCACAATGGATCCTTCCATCCTTTGTATAACGCAAGATGGAGTCGATAAACGTACTGTTAGCCTTGTTTAGTTCGCGTAATCTGAGTATCTGTGAAGCGATAGGGTGCGTACAAGCTTGCAAGAACGCCTTTGTGATAGACGGTTGTTTCGTTTTCTGCGTGACAGGGACTTTAATTCCATAATGATGGAGAACTCCACCGACGCTAGTTGCCACCCAAGGTTCAATCCTGATCCCAGTTTGGTGCTTGATGTCCCCTTTAATTTCTTGTTCTCTTTTTGCAAGATCTACCTTTGTCCTTTCTGCTTTATCTAAATCAACACGAACTCCGCGAGCGCGCATCTCTAACATCAATGGTAACAAACTAGTCTCTAATTCAAAGATCGAAGTCAACTCATTCTTACTTAATTCAGCCTCAAAATGTTTCCATAACTTTAAAGTCAGCGCCGCATCTTGCTCGGCATACTGACCCACAAACTTAGGTGGTAACTTCCACATCTCAGCTTTCGCATCGAGGCCCCACCCCTTGGCTTCCATGCGTAAGATCTTCTCGTTCTTACGTTCACCTAAATAATCTCGACCCAACGAATCAAGAGAATAAGACCACCTGTTCTCATTTAGAAGTGGCGCAGCAATCATTGTGTCGATTATCTTTCCTTGGACAGTGATGCCCTCATGACGCAGCCATCCTAGATCATAGGTTGAGTTGTGAAACACTTTTGGGATATGCGGTGTATCCATTTGTTTTTGAAACCATTTCAATACCGCCTTTGGCGCCATGTTGCCAGCACCTTGGTGCCTGATTGGGTAGTACGCATTAAAGTCTCCCGCAGCAACTGCAATTCCTACTACGAATCCATCCCCTCTTGCCCATCCTGGGCCAAGGCTCATGAGATTAGGATCACATGTCTCCAAGTCTACAGCGATGTACTTGGACTGAGAGAGGTCAGGGAAGGTCTCAGGCGCGCACCAATCAATCTCAATGTTGTCCATGTCCATACGATCAAGAAAGTTCATGGTGCTTGTGTCTTTAAACTTAGCCATCAATGGCCTCCGAAAGTTGTTCTATCGTTTTTAAATCTGCGAGGAAGACAAACAGTGGATCGTGTCCCCCAACATATGTTCCTTGCATTTTAAACTCAAAGTACTTAATCGCCTCTTCGTAAGACATCTCATCATGTTTCATAAGTATGTCTATAATCTTCTTAGCGTCATACACAATCACTGGATGTTCTACACTTCGTATATGTGTTAAGCCTATAACAGCTTTATCAAATCCATCTATTTTAACCATTAAAGATTCTCAAGCCTTTCTATCTCGGCCTGTGCATAAAACTTAATCTTCTTAGCGTCTCTTAACATCTCGCTATGTTCTACTTCACCATACCGATAGCACGCCCGGAAGATCTCTCCGATCTGAGCGTTCATGTTCTTATAACTAATTAAATGTTGAAGCTCCTTAGCATACTCAGGTAGCTCATAATACTTTGCAGTAGAGCCATCAGACTTAATCATAAAGGGTATCCAAACTTGTCAGCATTCTCTAAGATATGTAAGTTATGCTTTGTTCGAGTGACCGCGGTGTAAAAAACACGATGCTCATCGTCAGCATCCCCCTCAGCGTAGTTCTTCCATGACATGTATCCCATGTCATTCAGTAAGACTATATTATCATCCTCTCCACCCTTCATACGGTGGATAGTGCTTAACTTTATCCTCGGCTCATCAAACACGGAATAACCCCTAACCCTCATTGCTGTGAGGTATCGAGCATCGTCTTCTGGTAGGTTTAACAAAACCTCAGAGTCCATGTTTTGCTCTGGCAAAAGCCCGTGATCCTTGACTAACGTTTCATAACTCAAAAAACTTTGTGGGTCACAGTTTTTTAAAGTTTTAGCCATGCCATACTTGACCCGTGCGTAGTCACCGCG